CCCGCCACAGCTACCACCCTATCCGCGAGTATCTAAACGGGCTACAGTGGGATAACAAACCACGCCTGGAACGCCTGATTATCGACTATATCGGAGCCGAGGACACCGAGCTAAACCGAGCTATGACGCGTAAGCATTTTACGGCAGCTGTGGCCCGCGTATTCCGTCCAGGCTGCAAATACGACTACTGCCTGATTATGACCGGACCAGAGGGCGCCGGCAAATCTACCCTGCTGGCGAAAATGGGCGGCCCGTGGTTTAACGATAGTATAGTTAGCACCGAGGGTAAAGAGGGTATGCAGCAGCTACGCGGCACCTGGCTAATCGAATGGGGCGAACTTTCCAGCATTAAGCGCAGCGACGTAGAAAGCGTGAAAGCCTATCTATCTAAGCAAACGGATATATACCGTGCGGCGTATGATCGTAGGACGAACGAGCACCCGCGGCAGTGTATCTTCTGCGGTACGACAAATGAGCTGTTTTTCTTAAAAGGCGACACCGGTAACCGCCGCTTCTGGGTAATACCGATAGATCCTGAACTTAGGAAATATACAAAGTGGCAGCAGCAGTTAGATACCGACCGCGACCAGCTATGGGCCGAAGCCGTCCACTACTTTAGGCAAGGCGAAAAACTGTATCTAAGCGACAAGCTGGAGACGGAAGCGAAGAAACGCCAGGCAAGCTATAACGACGACAGCGACGACCCTATTAAAGATATGCTGCACGATTTCTTAGAAGCCAAGCTGCCGGCAGACTGGAGTACGTACGACCTCAACCGGCGCCGCGCCTGGTGGAGAAATCCAGACCCGCTGGACGCTGCAGGAACGGAGACACGCACCCGCGTATCGGCGGTGGAATTTATCTGCGAAAGGCTGGGCCGAGATATGGCCGATAAAGAATTTAAGTATATGGCACGTAAGGTTAGCCGTATGATAGGCGCCCTGCCTGGCTGGGAGAAAGTGAGCACTACGAAGCACTGCCAAAGCCTATACGGGGTGCAGCGAGGTTACCGCCGCGCACTGGATCTTACAGTAGAAGATGACGATTTATAATGGCAGCAGGAGTAAAAATAACACTTACAGAAAAGCAGGAAAAGTGGCTGATTTTGCATTTTAAGAACACAAAAAATGCAGAAATCGCACAAAAACTGGGCATTTCTACAAGGGCAGTAAACCGTTTTGCGCAAAGGCTAGGACTGAAAAAAACTAAACAATTTATGACCAAATGCCAGCGCGAAACGGCCGCCGCTGCCAAACGATCGCACCTAAGAAACGGCACGTACCCGCCCAAAGGTTACAAGATACCTAAAAGCGAGCAGTACCAGTTTAAGCCAGGAGAAAAACCAGTAGATCGTATAGGAAAACGGCGCGAGGCAACCAGGATCCAAAAATGCGTAGAAAGCCGGAAGCAGACCTATAAGGAAGAAAGGGCGCGATCTATTTTTGGATTGGAGCGTAAAACGAAATTGCGCGTAATCAGGCAGCCCCGGGCTAAAATACAGCTGCGCTACTATCTAAAGAAACGCGGCTATATTGTGGACGATACGGCGCGCGTAGCATACTGGAACCAGAATACGAAAAGGGGCAGAATTATAGAGGCTAAACCGCAACCGTGGTACAAGTTTATGCCGCAGGATCCGGTAAACGATAGGGGCGAAAGGTAAACGCAATAAACGAGACGCGCAAAGGCGTAAAATTTTAGCAAAGTAAACGCAAACTTTCCGTTTACCTTTCCGTTTACCCTTTCCGTTTACAGATAAAAGACTGATAACAAAGATATTACATTATAGTAAACGAAGTAAACGATAAATATAGAATAAAGATAGTAGATATGTTATTTATACAGATACGGTATTATTTATAGGAAAATAATAATACGTATACGCGTATAGGGTATATATAGGGGCTGTTAATTTCTTCCGTTTATCGTTTACCAGGGCTTAGAAGTATGGAAAAAAGAATAGAGAACATAGCAAGACACGCCGAGGTATCGGAAAAAGCGATAGAGCGTTATTTATGCGACGTCGTAAAACGTCTGGGCGGCGTCTGTCTTAAATACAGTAATCCCGGCGTAGTGGGCTATCCTGATAGACTGGCTATTATGCCGGGCGGCGACTGCCTATGGTTTGAACTTAAGAGCCGAGGCAAGAAACCGACCAAGATACAAGAAATGCGTATAGACCAGCTGACGAGCTTAGGGCACGTCGTATACGTGGTAGATCGCAAAGAATATATAGACAGCGCATTTAAGGATTTAGGCTATGATCTATAGACCGTACGACTACCAGGTTACCGCTATGCAGTGGATAATAGATAAACCGCACTGCGGCCTATTCCTCGATATGGGATTAGGTAAGACGGTAAGCACCTTAACAGCTATGCAGCAGCTTATCGACGACTGCGAAATAGACCGCGTGCTGGTGGTGGCGCCAAAGAAAGTAGCCGAAACGACCTGGAGCACTGAGGCCGCAAAATGGGAGCACTTGAAAGGCCTAAAGGTAGTAAAGGTTTTAGGATCTGAGAAACAGCGTAACGCCGCCCTGGAACAGCAGGCAGACGTATACGTAACTGGGCGTGATAATTTCGTTTGGCTGGTAAACAAATATAAAGGCAAACTGCCTTTTGATGTTATAGTAATAGATGAACTGACCAGCTTTAAGTCTGCTAAAAGTGAACGATTTAAGGCAATGCGTATAGCGCTTCCAAGCGTACAGCGCGTAATAGGATTAACCGGCACGCCAGCGCCAAACGGCCTAATAGATCTTTGGGCGCAAATGTACTGTATTGATCAGGGCGAGCGTTTAGGCAAATCCATAAGCCGATACCGAGATACTTATTTTTCGATACATAAGTGGAACAACATAATAGTACGGTGCGAGGTAAAAAAAGGCTGTGAAAAAGTAATACGGGATAAGATCGCGGACATTTGCCTGAGTATGCAAGCTAAAGACTATTTGCAGCTTCCAGATATGATAGTGCACACGGAAACGGTGCAGCTTAGCGATAAGATCCGGAAAGATTACGCCGACTTTGAACGCGAAAAAGTGTTAGAGTTTAAGGCCGAACACGGAGAAGAAAAAGCCGATATTTTGGCTAATTCCGCGGCGGGCCTTATGAACAAATTAAGCCAGTTTTCCAACGGTGCCGTATACGATGAAGCGGGCAAGGCCCACGAAATACACAGCGAAAAGATAGACCGCTTAGCGGAAATCATAGAAGCGGCAAACGGCAGTAGTGTTTTGGTATTCTATCAATACAAGCACGATATACCCAGGATCACTGCCAAGCTGAAAAATTACCGGGTCCGCGTATACCAGGGCGAAAAAGATCTGCAGGACTGGAACGCAGGAGAAATAGACGTAATGCTGGCGCACCCAGCGAGCACAGCGTACGGGCTTAATATGCAGCAGGGCGGCCACTATATAGTCTGGTTCGGTACTGGCTGGAACCTGGAGCACTACCAGCAGGCTTATGCCAGATTACACCGGCAAGGACAGCAGCACCCAGTAACGGTATATAAACTGATCTGCGCAGATACAGTAGACGAAAGAGCCGCAGCGGCGCTTGACAGTAAAAAAGGGGTACAGCAAGGGTTATTAGATAGTTTGAAATACTTAATAGATAAATACAGTGAGCAATAGAAAGCGGGTTAATATCTCGATAGACCCAGAGACATACGAGAAACTACAGCAGCTTAAGCAGGCATACGGGTTTAGTAATGCGTGCGAGCTAGTAGTAGCCTTTGTGCATATTCTTATAGATCGGCTGAAAAAAGCCGAGGACCGCCGGTACGATATGCCGGAGGACGACGGCGAGTATATAGACCGTATGTTTGACGATCTGGGTAACTGTGAGAACACGCCCGCTAATACTGCACCACCAAAGCAGCGACGAAATGGCAAAGGATAAAGAATACCAGCAGCTGATACATACAAGCCAGTGGCTACGCCTACGACGGGCGGTGCTGACAGCACACCCGCTTTGTGAGCGCTGCCAGGCTGAGGGAGTGATAACAGCCGCTACCGAGGTACACCACGTGCGCCCAGTGGAAGAAGCATTTAGTAAAGCAGAACGGCGGCAAAGAATGTATGACCCGTCTAACCTGCAGGCCTTGTGCCACGACTGCCACGTAAGGACACACACGGAGCTAGGCAGGTGCGGCAAGGTTGCGAACCGAGAACGCCAGACGAAGCAGGTAGCCGAAGTGGTAAAAAAATTTTTCGGAGACTGAGACCGGGGGTACTTTTTTTAAGACGGGGGTATGCCGTTAAACCTCGCCCCAACTTTTGAGCGACGCGGAGTAAAAATTTGAGTTTGCGGAACTTTGGCCAAAATTTCCAGGATCCCGGCGAAAATTTCCAAATACGCTAAAAAATTGACAAAAACCGACAAAAAATTAACGAAATATGGCAAAGACTATCAAGGATTACAAAAAGGAAATTACTAAGCAGCTGAAAGCAAACGGCACCTATAACAAGGCGCTGGACCTGCAAATTATTTCGCTGGCTTCCGCTATGCGTAACCTGGATATGGCAAACGACCAGATAGACCGACTGACAGAGACGACAGTATGGGAGACCACCAGATACGGCGAGAAGCTGGCGCCGCACCCAGTTTTCAAGATCGCTAAAGAAGCTCAGGAACTGATAACCCGCCAAATGAAAGCTTTAGGACTGACCACCGAAGAACTGGCAGGCGGCGCGGACGACGACCCAGTAGCAGATCTTACAAAGAAACTTATTAAGAAACGTAAACAGCCTACAATCATTAAACGCAATGAGACCACTACAGAACAGCAGTAATACTGCCGACGCAGAACAGCTGCGCGAAATCTTTATACCGCTTGCGACTGGCGAGCTGATTTGGGATTACGTCGATAAGGTGCTGCGATACTGTGCAGATAATAGGATAAGCGACACTGTGAAACTGAGCCGCGCAGTAAAGACGCTGCACGCAGCATACGACGCTGAGCTGGCAAAGTTTCTGGACCGTGAGCACTTGAAAGTACTAGATCTGGCCTGCAGCAGTTTTAAGCAGCAGTTTAGCTACGATCTTACCGTAATGTTTTGCACAATAGCAAACGAGCTAAACCGTAAGTACGCCGGCGAGGGCGTGAGCTATGAGGAAATGAGGGTAAACGCCCTGGGTAGTATTATGCTGCTTCGCGCACTGCGCACTATTCCTGGTATAGCCCGCTTGCCTAAAATGCGAAATCTCGACGAGATTATGGAAGCGTACGTAGCGCCTTATGAACTGGATATTAGCCGCAATGTTGAGGTATGCCAAAAAGTATTAGCTAAGCGGTTAGCGGGCATAGGAGATTTGGAAGTAAACGTATGACGGAAGAAGATAAGGACAAGCTACGCCGGGCGAAGATTGACGTAACCGAACGTCTGGCAAATACGGATATAGATAGTTACCGGCTAGCAGAAGTGGATAGCCGGTTAGACGAATACGTGCGCACTGTAGCCGCGGATCCTGACGGGCATAACCTTTTCGACCAGCTATCGGTAGCTATCTTTTTGCGGAAGTGCGACCGCTACGGTATTAACGCTACCGAGGTTTGGCAGTTTTTCGATTTTTACGAAAGCCTATATTTTCCAGGCAAGACCGGGCAGCAGCGCTACAAGCTTACGCCGGTGCAGTGCTTCCAGTTTGCTAATATATTTGCTTTCTGGGTGGACGGCATACGAGTAGTACGCGAAGTGCTGCTGTACGTACCGCGAAAGTATAGCAAGACCACCAGTACCGCGTCGCTGGCTGTGTATGATCTTCTGTACGGAGACGCTAACGCAGAAAGTTATACCGGTGCAAATTCCAGCGATCAGGCTAAAAAATGCTTCGACGTTATCCGCGGCTGTATGCGAAAGCTGGACCCAAAGGAACGGCGGTATACTATAAACGAGCAAACAATTAAGAGCAAACGCCGCGATCGTAGCGCCTTTGCTCAGTGCCTTACGGCAAACGCCAGGACCAAAGACGGACTGAACGCCAGCACGGTAATTATGGACGAATTTAGCCAGGCACGCGATAGCGACCTGCTGACAGTATTAACTACGTCTATGGGCGTAAGAGAAAACCCGCTTACTGCCATAATTACCACAGCTTCGGACGTTTTCGACGGGCCGTTTTACGAAATGCTGAACGGATATAAAGCCGTTTTGCTTGGCGAGTATGACGACGATAGCGTGTTTGCCCATATATTTGAGCCAGACGTAGACGACGCCGAGGACGACGAAAAGACCTGGTATAAAGTGCACCCGCATTTAGGCATAACAGTTAATATAGAATTTTACCGCCAGGAGTATAAAAAGGCGCTGCGCGACGGATCAGAAGCTATGCTAGCTTTCCGTACCAAGCTGCTAAATGTTTATGCTGAGAACGAGCAGCGCAGCTGGATAAGCAGCACACTAGCACGCCATATCAGCCGCCCTATGCACGTAGATAGTATCAAGGGCCGACCAGACGCTATGGTGGCTATAGACCTGAGCGAAAGCGACGATTTTAGCGCCGTTACTTTCGGTATGTACGACGTAGGTACTAAAAGCTTTCATTTCCATACGGCGTATTTCTTCCCGGCGGGAGCACTTAAGGGGCACCCAAACGAAAAGCTATACCGCGTCTGGGCTGATAAAGGATATTTAACGCTGACAGAGGGCGAAGTAATCGACTACCGCACGATCGTAAACTATGTGCTATACCTTAACCAGTTTGTCCGGATCCTGGGAATAGGTTACGATCCGTGGAAAAGCCAGGAAGTAATAAATATGCTGGCGGCGTCCGGAGCCGGTAACGTGATAAAGGGAGTGAAGCAAACCTACGGAAACTTTACGGCGCCGGTGGAAAGCTTTGAGCACGGAGCCAAGACCGGCCACGTATTTATAAACGATAACCCTATAAATGCGTACTGTTTCGGTAACGCTGTGCTCGATACCGACAAGCTGGAGAACTGCAAGCCGGTTAAACGAAAGCATAACCAGAAGATCGACGGCGTAATTACAAAGCTTATGTGTATGCGACTGTTTATTGACCATGAGCGATAAGGAAAAAGCCCACCGTTTGGCGGGCTTTCTTTTTTTGCCGAAAAAGTCTAGATTTTCCATAAGCGGGTACCAGTTACCCGCTTTCGTACGTAATAATAGAGACGCATTTTGTATGGGATTACTGGATAGAATAAAGAAGATTTTTACGCGCGAAGCGGACACGGCTACAGTGGACGCCTTTACGCCGCGTACGGGCGCGTCGGATATTTGGCCGAGTGTAAGCGGCAATGCGCTAAACGTAGCCACAGTTTACCGCTGTGTAAATCTGCTGGCAGATAGCGTGGCTAACCTGCCTATGCAGTATATGCGTTTGAAAAACGATATTTTCGTAGAGGACAAAACCAGCCGTTTACACTATCTGCTAAATATACAGCCTAACGCCTATATGTCAGCAGTGGATTTTTGGCGACTGAATATACAGCGGTGCCTACTTAACGGTAACGCTATTATAGTGCCTATATTCGATTACGCCACTATGGATTACGCGGCGCTTATACCGGTGGATCCAGGCTGCGTGGCCCACGATACACTAAACGATAAATACCTGATTAACGACCCTATCGCGGGCATAGCTGGCACTTTCGACGAAAGCGAAGTTATCCATATCAAGAACTACACGATAGACGGTAAGCAGGGAATATCTACGCTAGCCTTTGCGCGTAACACTATGAGTATCGCTATAACTGGCGATCAGGAAACGTTAAACCGCTTTGCAAACGGCGGTAACGTGCGCGGTATCGTTTCAAACGACACAAAAGGCGTACGCGGCTTCGGCGAGTATCAGGATAACGAGCTGGAGAAAACCGCGGAAGATCTGGACGGCAGGTTTAGATCTGGCGAACGTATAGTATCGCTTCCGGGCCAGGTGCAGTTTAGCCCTATTTCGCTGTCGTCTACAGATATGCAGTTTTTGGAAAGCCGCAAATTTACTGTGCGTGATATATGCCGTTTCTTCGGCGTGCACCCGTCGTTTGTGTTTGACGATACCAGCAATAATTATAAGTCTGCAGAAATGGCAAACGTGGCCTTTTTAAGTCAGACGTTAAACCCGCTGCTGCGTAAGATCGAGGTAGAGTTACACCGAAAGTTAGTAACACCGTCTCTATGCTGCAAGCGTCGTTTTGAGTTTGACCGCGCCGGACTGTACGCTAGCGATCTGGATAGCAAGGTTAAGTATCAGGCACAGACGATCGCGGCGGGTATCTTCACTGTAAACGAGTGGAGAAAGAAAGAGAACAAGCCGGCAGTAGAGGGCGGCGACGCCGTACTGGTATCGGCAAACTTGAAAGGAATAAAGGAGACCGCGACGGCGGCAGAACCAGAACCCGTTAAGGAACCAATAGAACAACCGACAAATGAAGAATAAAGAAAAGCTGATTACCCGCCAGGTACACACAGTAACGGACCTGCATATACGCGAAGCCGGCGAGGGCGAGAGCCGCACGATAACCGGCTATGCTATCCTTTTCGACGTGCTGTCGGCGCCGCTGTATGAATATAGCGACGAAGTGGCATACGAGGTTATAGCAAAAGAGGCAGTAACCAAAGAGCTGCTGGACGCGTGCGATATTAAAATGACGATGTTTCACGACCGCCAGCTGATCTTAGCGCGCAGTAAAAACGGCAAAGGCACGCTGAGCTACGGCGTAGACGAAAAGGGCGTATACTTTGAGTTTGAAGCCCCTAAGACAGTGGACGGCGATAAAGCGCTGGAGCTGGTAAGACGCGGCGATATAGCCGGCTGCAGCTTTATGTTTACGACCCATTATTACGACGACGCCTACGTATCACGCGAAGTTAAACGCGTGGACGGCAAAACCGTGATTATCTATACCGTAAACGTGATTACGGGCATACGAGATTTTACCCTGGCTGCGGATCCTGCATACCCAGATACTAACTGCGAAGCAGAAGCCCGCGAGTTAGTAGCAAGTTTGCGTGAAGTTGAGCCGGAAGTAAAACCGGATCCGGATAAAGATAAAAAAATGCGTGAGCAAGTGCGCGAAATGCGCCGCGCTGCTACGCTTAAACTATAGTATGTGTAACAGTTAAAGTTTTGAGGTATGACAAAGACCAAAAACAAAGTGAATGTGCGCGAGTTAGCCGACAAGTACCAGGCTAACTGCGAGCGTATCAGCGCCATTGCTGATGCGTGCGAGACCGAGCAGCGCGAGCGTACCGAGGCCGAGACCGTCGAGTATGAGACCCTTGCGCGTGAAAACGCAGTGCTTCAAATGCGTATGCAGGCCGCTACGGCTGACCAGAACAGACCGGTAGAGGCAGTGAACCCAGACGAAGTGGTGCGCGAAAATCTGCTTAAGCGCGGCAGTAAGGTAACTATCCAGCTGCAGCGTGAGATAGTACCGCAGACTACAGCTGCTTTGGCTGAAACCGGTATTATCCCAGTGCAGGAGCAGGAAATGATCAAGCCTATGCGCTTGGGCCTTATCTGGGATAAGGTAGGTATTAATGTACGTACCGGTTTGTCTGGTAAGCTTCGCTGGCCAAAGCACACAAAGGCTACAGCGCAGTTTGCAGACGAGGGCGCAAAGCTTACCGACAGTAAGATCGACTGGAGCAAGCTCGAAACAACCGGCAAGCGTTTGGGTATCGCTATTCCAGTAACCCGCGAGGAACTGGAGGACAGCGACGGTATCGTAGAGGGCGTAATCCGCGAGGAAATGCCAGCTGCTATCACTGACGCTATTAACGCAGCGCTTTTCTGCGTCGAGGCTGGAGACAGAAAGGTATACGGACCTTTCGTTAAGGCGGCAGAAAAGCTTACGACTTTTGCCGGAGCTGAGGCACCTACACGTAAGGAGCGTCTCAAAATGAAAGCTGCCGTAGCTAAGGCTGTGAAGCTTGTAGCGCCGTGCTGGGTTATGACCGAGGATATGAAAGCTGTTCTTGAGGACGTCAAGGTAGACGCAGGCAGCGGCCGTTTCCTTTGCGAGAACGACCACGTACTGGGCTATCCGGTATTTGTTACCGACGCTATCCCAGCTGGTTATATCGGCTTCGGAGACTGGAGCTACCAGGCTGCCGGTTTCTTCGGCAAGATGAACCTTGTAGCGGATCCTTACACCCTTGCGCGTAACAACGCCGTAGACTTTGTGCTTAACACACGTTTCGGCACAGTTACTTTGCGTGAGGACGCGTTTGCACTTGGAAAGGTAAACGCCTAATCGGAAGTAACGAGGTAGAATTATAGACGCAGTTTAATTATGGCTACAGTGGATATAGCACTTTTGAAGCAGCACGTACGCGCAGACGATTTTAGCGAGGACGACGCATACCTGGCGCACTTGTTAGAAGCGGCCGAGCAGTACGTAACCGGCGCAACAAATCGCACCAGCGACGAACTGCTGGCGCTTAACGACGGTAAAAACCTGCCCGTGCCTTTGCAGCACGCAGTACTACTAATAGCTGGGCACTGGTACAACCAGCGCGAAGCTGTTAGCGGCGTGCAAATGGCCGAAGTGCCGTATACACTGCAAGCCCTAATTAAACCGTATCGCAAATTAGTAGACGATAGCAGGAAATGAGAGCCGGAGCACTGAAATATAGGCTTAAACTGCTGGAACCTCAACGGGCAGCGGATCGCTTCGGATCTGAGGACACCGACTATGTGGAGACGCGCACCGTATACGCGGAGCGCGTAAACCACAGCGGTAACCGCAGCGAAGAAGTAGGCGAACATTTCCCAGACTACCGCGTGCAGTTTAATATACGCGACGCCCACCCTATAGCGGAAAACTGGCGGGTGCAGCAAATCGGCGGGTATCTGTATACGGTGGTAGCTATCGTACCTAATTTGGATCGCGGATATAAGACCCTGATATGCGACCGCGTTAATGAGTAGTTACCGTGGCAAGGGATATACACTACGACGATAGGGATTTGCAGCGGCTATTCGCTGAAATGGACCCCAAACGTAGACTGCAGGCCGTAAAGGGCGGTTTCCGCAGGGAAGCTAACCACGTTCGGAAAACAGCTGTAAATAATCTACGAAGTAGCGGGATCCGAACAGACAAAGACCTGGAAAGCGGCATACGCGCGCTATTATTCAAACGCACTGCCGGTTTTAGGGTTACTATCGGAACAAAGAAAGCCGGCAAGGACGGTAAAGGTGAAAAAGGTTTCCATATTAACCGCAAAGGGCTGCATAAACCCGTCCTGATCTGGGCCGAAGAGGGTACAGAAATGCGACAGACTAAGCCTAAGCAGGGTACGCGCAGACGTGCTAGCAGGTTAAGATCTTCGCACAGCACCGGAAGAATGAAGCGCTACGGCTTTATGGCGCAGACCCTTAGCAGTACGCGCGAGACGGTAACCGAAAATATCCATAAAATGGTAACAGAGAATGTAGAAAAAGTAGCTAAAAAGTATGGCTGTAAGTAGAACAAGTTTAAGCGCAGGCGAAATTATACGCGCTATGCTTCTGGAAGATCCAGAAGTGGCCGCCCGGACTAATAAAATTTTCCCGGTAGCCACTGACCGCGCGGACCTACCGTATATACTTTACCGTCGTACGCAGCTGGAGCAGGCCACAATCAAAGGGCGCCAGGGGGCGGACACAGTAGGTATAGAAGTGCTTTGTTATACTAAGGGCTATACAGAGGGCATAGAACTAGCCGAAGCGGTACGCGCCGCGCTTGATAATAAGCAGGGCGAAATCGACGGGCTGGTAATGCGCAGCTGCTTTCTTTCCGACAGCGAGGAAGCCTGGCAGGACGACGCCTACCTACAGCAATTAGTATTTACAGTAAAAATGTAACTGAGATATGGCAACAGCAAAAACGGGATTTTGTAACGGTAGCGATATGCTACTTTATATCGGCGGTAAAGCTATTGGTAGCTGCACCAGCCACACTACCACCTTTAACAGTGAGACAAAGGAGCGCGCCGTTAAGCCGGTAGCGTCTGCCACTATGGCGTCTGGACTGTGGAAGAAGAAAGGTATTATCGGTCTGTCTTACTCTATCAGCGCCGAGGGCCTGGTATTCTACGACGAAACCGAGTACGGATTTAAGGAGCTTTTCGCAGCGTGGAAAGCCGGCAAATCTATTGAGGTTAAATGTATGGAGCGCGAGAGCGAAAAGCCATACCTCGTAGGTTTGTGTGTTATCGCTTCACTGGAGCGCACCGACCCAGCCCAGGACGACAGTACATACAGTATTAGCCTGGAGAATGACGGCGAACCTACAACGCTGGACGAAACCGCTATTACAGAAAACGTAGTACCCGCAACAGAGTAATAGCGTATGGCTACAACAGTAGAAGTAATGATTAACGGCGTAGCATACCCTTGTAGGCCTACTATGGGGGCTATGCTTCGCTTTAAGCGAGAAACCGGCAAAGAGGTTACCGAATTAAGCGATAACCTAACAGAACTGTGTACGTATCTGTACTGCTGCGTAGCTTCTGCTTGCGCAGCTGACAAGGTGCCGTTTAATATGGACCTTATGGAATTTGCCGACGCGCTTAGCCCAGAAGATCTTAATAACTGGGCTAACGGAATAGCCGAGGACACTAATACAGAAAATGCCGCGGGCACTGAAAAAAAAAGTTAAAGCCTAAAGGCATATACGATTTGTTCGGTATCGCGCTGGGCTGCATAGGGCTATCGTATGACGATTTCTGCAAAATGAGTTTTGAAGAATTTGCAGCCGTCTATAACGCCTACGCAGAACAGCGCGATACTGAGTTTAAGGACAAATGGGTGCGTATGCGTATGCTGGCTACTATCGTAATTCAGCCGCACTTAGCAAAGGGTAAGAAGCTAACACCGGAAAAACTACTACCGTTTCCGTGGGAGAAATCCCAGAAGCGCAAAGGCAAAAAAGGCCCGGATCTCACACCGGAGCAGCAGCGTAAGCGTATGGTAGAATTAGTGAAGAAATTAGGCGACGAAATGATATAAAGCTATGGCAGGTAAAAGTACTATTAGTATAACGTTTAAGCTTGACAGCGACGGCAAAGGCTTTAAGGATTTAGCTAAAGACGCTGAGGGCTTAAAAAAGGTTATAACCTCAACAGTTACCGAAGCGCAACAGCTTAAGGGCAACGTTATTAATTTCGCTGCCCTGGCTACGGGCATAGACGCCGCGCAGCGAAGCTTTAACCAGCTGGCTACCGGTATGAAGAATTTGGCAGACGCTTACGCCGTCCAGGAAGTAAACGAAACCAGATTAGCTACTGTAATGGCCCAGCGTATGGGAGCTACCGCGGCAGAGATCCAAAGTATTAAGGATCTGTGCTCAGCTCAGCAGGAATTAGGAGTTATAGGCGACGAAGTGCAGCTATCAGGAGCGCAGCAGGTAGCTACGTTTTTGACAGAAAAAGCTAGCCTAGAAACGCTGATACCTGCTATGAATAATTTGTTAGCCCAGCAAAAAGGTTTGAACGCGACGATGCAGGACGCTATCACAGTGGGTAACCTTATGGGTAAAGTAATGCAGGGCCAAACCTCAGCACTTACCCGCGTAGGTATCACGTTTGATGAAGCAGAAGAAAAGGTACTGAAATACGGTACCGAAAGCGAGCGCGCCGCTATGCTCGCCCAGGTTATTACTAATAACGTGGGCAATATGAACGCACAGTTAGCGCAAACTGAAAGCGGAAAGCAGCAGCAATTAGCTAACCGATTAGGCGATATTAAAGAGCAAATCGGCGGGCTGGTAAACGGCGCTTTGCCGTTTGTTACGATTGCTGCCCAGTCTACGCAGGCGCTTTCTTCTGTTACTATGCTTATTACGGGTTTCAAGACCTTAAGCACGACACTGTATACCAGTGCTAAAGCATTTGCAGTTTCTACCGCAGCGGTAATTAAAAACAAGGTATCTACGCTGGCGGCGGCGGCTTCTCAAAAGATCGCGGCGGCGGCTACTGCTGCGTGGTCCGGCGTGCAGAAGATCTTAAATTTAGTGCTTACAGCTAACCCTATAGGCATAGTTATTACGGCTATAGGCGCTTTAGTAGGCGCCCTGATCGCAGCCTACAATCATAGCGAGGGCTTCCGGCAAATTGTCGATAAAGTTTGGGGCGCTATAAAGCCGTTGGCTACAGCGATTATGAACGGCTTAGCAAAAGCGTTCGAGTGGTTAGTAGAAAAATGTAAGGAGGCCTGGGAGTGGCTAAAAAACATACTAGGCTTAGGCGGTAAGAAAGTAGAAGTAGCGGTAGAAGTTACTAAGACTACATCGACGACGCCCGCTATAGATTTGGGCGAAACTAAAGCCAAATATGCCGACTATACGCCCGCTAAGGTATCTACGCCCACAGTGGCTACGCCGGAAGTGCCGAACGCCGAGCCGGCAGTTAGCAGCGGTCTAATAGGCCAGCTGGAGCAGAAAATATCCGAAGCACGCGACCGATTGCGCGAGGCAACCAGCGAAGCTGCGATAGAAGCAATAAACAAAGAGATCGCAGCCTACGAAGCAGAACTAAGCCGCTACGAAAAGCTGGGCCAGGAAGTAGCCGAAGCCGTGGAAACCGGCGTAGAAAATAACGGCCCGCTTTGGAAAGCAGACGCGGCGACCCTTAAGGACATAGGCGGTAATATAGATATACTGACCGGGCAG